CACTGGGCGGAAGAGGAATGCGGGCGATAATCTGGAAGTATATGCAATCTAACAGACTTCCTGCTGTATTACAGCTATCGCCGTTCCACCCCCGTCAGCTTTGCTGACACTGCTTTTAAGGTGTGATTGCCACCGGCAATCGTTTATCTCATTCGTTTCACTACTCCCCGGGAGGGGGTATTGGAGGCGACACCTTCATTGTCAACTGTCAATTGTCAATTGTCAATTCCGCGCGTTAGCGCGATGAAAGGGAAATGTATGAAAAAATGGTTAATCCAAAGATTCCTGCCTATCTGGGCAAAGGAGACGGTACTGAAGGAAAACCGGGCGTTGCAGCAGCAAAACAGGCACTTGCAGCACCGGGTGCAGCTGCTGGAAAGCTATATCCGGGGTCTGCACCGGGGAAACCGAAAAATCGTGATCAAGGGAGGAAATGAATGGACATCTTAAACTGTCAGGAGGCGTTCGGCGCTCAGGACAAGACCACAAAAGCCATGCAAAAGGCGGTGCAGGAGTGGTTTGACCTGTACTACCGGGACACAGAGGAAAAGGGGGAAGACCCCTGCCAGCGCATTGCATTCACGGTGGTCAGCAAGGTGGTACGCACCGCCTTTGCCGAGTATCAGAACCGCAGCGCTGACCCCGTGGTGCGGCAGCTGATGAACCAGCTGGACAAGCAGAAGGAGCAGGCGGTGCAGCTGGCGCTGGTGGGCGGCGAATGCTACATAAAGCCCTGGGTGATGGGCGCTGGCTTTGGCTTTACCCTGATCCCCAGAAACGCCCTGCTGGTCTTTGGCAGAGACCCCGCAGGTTTGCCCACCGATGTGGGCACTTTGGAAACAAGCACTCTGGGCAGCGCCTACTATCACCTTTTGGAGCGGAGAACTCTGGACGAAAACGGCTATCTCACCATTGAGAATAAGCTATACCGCGCCTACGATGCCGGCACTTTGGGCAGTCCCGTTTCTTTGAAGCAGAATCCTCTGTATGCCGACCTGCCGGAGCGCTACACATACCCGGAGCCTATGGGTTCGGTGGGTCTGGTGCAGCTGAAGACCCCCATGCTCAACTGCGTGGACGGCTCAAAGGACGGAGTCAGCCTTTACGCCGCGGCGGCTGCGCTGATCCACAGCATCGACCGCAACGAGTATCAGCTGAAGCAGGAGTTTGAACGGGGGGAAAGCCGGGTGTTTGCCTCCCGTGACCTACTGCGGGACGGGGCGCTTTCTGACCACCTGTTTGTGGGTCTGGACGAAGACCCGGAGCATGTGGGCATGACGGTGTACTCCCCCCAGCTGCGGGAGCAGGCTTTCTTAAACCGGAAGCAGGAGTATCTGCGAAATGTGGAGTCGGTGGTGGGTCTGAAAAGAGGTCTTTTGTCCGACGCCAATGTGGAGGAGCGCACCGCTACGGAGATCGCCTCCAGCCAGGGCGAACACGCCTTGACGGTGATGGATTTTCAGCGGATGTGGCAGACGGCGGCGGAGCAGACGGTTACGCTGTGCGCCACCCTTGCCAAGCTCTACGGCGTTGCCGCGCCCAAGGATACCTCTGTTGCCATCGACTGGGGCAACGGGGTGCTTCACGACGAGGAAAAGCTGTGGCAGGACTACCTTGTGATGGTGGATAAGGGGCTCATCGCCCCGGAGATCGCCCTGGGCTGGCGGTTCAATTTGCCCACGGAAACGGAAGAAGAACGGAAGATAATCCGGCAGAAGTTTATGCCCACCATGAATAATTGACAATTGACAATTGACAATTGACAATGAAGGTGTCGCCTTCGGCGACTATTTTAATCATTTACGAAGCAAATACCATAATTGTCCATTATCCATTGTCCATTGTCCATTGGATTTTTGCTTTGGCGCGAGCGTAATAAGCGCCGGCGCGGAGGGGGTGAGCCTCGTTAAAAAGACGTAGCGCGGAAAGGAAACACTATGAAAAGAGAATTTTTGCAGAGCCTTCGGGTGGCGGAGCAGCCTCTTTCCAAGGAGGTCATCGACGCCATCATGGAGCAGAACGGCTTGGACATCCAGGCGGCAAAGCAAGCCGGCAGCGCCTGGGAGGAAAAGTACAACCAGGCTGTGCAGCAGCACAGCCGGCAGCTGCAGCAGCTAAAGCTGGAAAGTCAGCTTTCTCAGGCGGTAGCCAAGGCAGGCGGCAGAAGCGTCAAAGCCATCAGCGCAATGCTGGATATGGAAGCCATCACAAAAAGTGACGATGTGCCCGCTGCTTTGGAGGCTGCCTTGGGGGAGCTGAAGAAGGAAAGCGACTGGCTGTTCGCTGCCCCCACACCGCCCCCCTACGCCCGGTTTACAGGCACCGGTGGGCAGGCAGAAACCGCGCCGACGACCCTCGCCGGCGCACTCAGAGAACGGATGAAAACCAGGTAACGAATTGACAATTGACAATTGACAATTGACAATGAAGGTGTCGCCTTCGGCGACGATTTTAATTTATTCGTAAAGCAAATACCATAATTGTCCATTGTCCATTGTACATTGTCCATTGTTGCGCGAAGCGCAAAACATGAAAGGATGATTTTATTATGGCAATTACACTTCAGGAAGCAAAGATTGGCATGGCAGACAAGGTAGATCAGCAGGTGGTGGATATGTTCCGCCGCAGCTCTCAGCTGCTGGACAAGCTGACTTTTGACAACGTCATCGCCCCCGGCACCGGCGGCAGCACCTTGACTTACGGCTACATTCAGCTGAAGTCCCCCGCTACCGCGGCGGTGCGAAGCGTGGGCAGCGAGTACACCCCCGGCGAGGCAAAGCGGGAGAAAAAGACCACCTCCGCTGCCATTATGGGCGGCTCTTTCCAGGTGGACCGTGTGCTGCAGAACACCTCCGGCGCAGCCGACGAGCTGGCATTCCAGGCAGAGCAGAAGATCAAGGCGACCGCCAACTATTTCCATAACATGGCGATCAACGGCGACGCAGAAAATGGCGGCTTTGACGGTCTGAAGAAGCTGCTCTCCGGCTCTGCCAACGAGCTGACCAGCCAGGTCAGCCTGACCACTTCTTCTGAGCTGGACGAAAACTACAACGCATTTCTGGACGAAATGGATGCCTTCCTGGCAACTCTGGACGGCAATGCCGACCTGCTGCTGATGAACACCCAGATGCTCATCAAGCTGCGCTCCATTGCCCGCCGCGCCGGCTACTACGAGCGCAGCCAGGACGACTTCGGCCGCACCGTGGAGACCTACGCCGGCATTCCCATGATGGATATGGGTAAGTTCTTCGACGGCGAAAACTCCACCGATGTGATCCCCACCGAGGGCGGCAAGACTGCCATCTACGCCGTCTGCCTGGGTCTGGACGGCTTCCACGGCATCAGCCCTCAGGGCAGCGGTGTCATCAACTCCTACCTGCCCGATGTGAATGCCCCCGGCGCGGTCAAGACCGGCGAGGTGGAGCTGGTGGCAGGCGTGGCGCTGAAGAACACCCTGAAGGCTGCGGTGCTGAAGGACATCGCAGTGGGTGCATAACATGGTCAGCTTCGACTTTTACAAAAATGACTACTTAGGCAGCATGCTCTCGGAAACCGCCTTTTTGCAGGTGGTGCCCCGGGCGGAGGACTGGGTCGCCGGCTTGGAAAATTCTGCCCAGGTGACACCCTACGGTCCTACCAGCCGGTCTATGGCGGTGTGCGCTGTGGCGGAGACCATGGAGTATTTCCGCCGCAACGCCCTCATCGCCCAAGCCTCCGTAGGCGGCGTCAGCGTCCGGTATGAGCAGGGCGACCGGAAGCTGCAGAAGCGGCTTCTTCAAAATGTTGCCCCCTATCTGACGGTGTGCCGGGGGGTGGGGGCATGACGCCTATGGCGTATCCTCTGTGCTGCCAGCAGGTGAGCATTTACCGCAATACCGGCGGCGTGGTTTCCCGGCAGGTGCTGCAGGGGTGTTATCTCAACTGGCAGGACTGCCTTTCTGACGGGGAGACGGGTCCCCGGCTGCAGCGCAAATTCCTGCTGATCGTGCCCGGGGCGGCGGATGTCCGCCCCGGCGACCGGGTGCTGGAGGGCGCAGGTCCGGAGGAAGTGGTGTGGGATAGCTTTATCCCCGTGAATGTGCCCGGTCTGTGCCAGGCAGATTATGTCACTGCCCATAAGTGGCAGGGAGAGGTTTGTCATACGGAAGCCGGCAGGAAGTAACGCAAAACGCAAAACGCAGAACGCAGAACGCAAAACGAATGTGTCGCCTCCCAATGCCCCCTCCCGGGGAGGGGGTGCCCGGAGGGCGGGGGTGGAACGGCGATATCTGAATATAGCAGGAAGTCTGTTAGATTAAAAATTTTTTAGGTTACCGCCCGCATTCCTCATCCGCCCAGTGTGCGCACTGGGCACCTTCCCCCCGGGGGAAGGCTTATCTAAAAAGTTTTGCACTTTGCGCTTTGCACTTTGCACTTGATGACAACTGGCAATTCAGGAGGCATTATGGAAAAAATCATCACTTGGCTGCAGGGTTTTGTGGGTGCGGTGGCGGCTACCACCGTGCCGGCTGCGCCCAATGCCTGCGGTCTGTATCCTGCAGGGCTAACCCAGCTCAGCCGCACCGCCGATGTGCTGGGAAACCGCACTGTGCGGTGGCGGCAGGTGTACCTGCTGCGGCGCAACGCCCTGCGTAATGAAGATGCTGCCCAATGGCTGCTGGATTTCCAGCAGTGGGTGGCAGACCAGTCGGAAATGGGGCTTTCTCCCTTTGATGCCGTCCGGGCGGAAAAGGGACGGCTGCTCCGCGCCGACCAGACCGGCACTGCCACCTATGAAGTGCAGCTGGTCTGCGAATTTACTACTTATCATAAGGAGAATGACAATGGCAAAAATTGAACGCAAGTATCTTGCCCATTACATCAACAGCGCCAAAGTTGGCGCTGAGGCAGTTTATGAACGGCTGGGCGCAGATCTGGAGGAGTTCAGCCCGGAGCTGAGCGCCCAGGTGGAGACCCGGAAGAATATTTTGGGTCAGACCGCAGTGGTGATCTCCGGCTACGAAAAGACCGGCGCGGTGGAGCCTTACTACGCAGACAAAGACTCCGGTCTGTTTGCCCGGCTGCAGGACATCATCGACAACGGTCTGGTGCTGGAGGATGTAAAGACCGATGTGGTGGAGGTCAAGCTGTGGGAGGCTGACGAGAACGGCAGCTATCCTGCTGTCCGGGAGGAAGTGTACATTGAGGTCACCTCCTACGGCGGTGACACCACCGGCTACCAGATCCCCTTCACCTTGCACTTCACCGGCAACAAGACCAAGGGCAAATTCGACATCAATACCAAGACCTTTACGCAGGCGTAATTAAGAATTGAAAATTGAGAATTGAAAATTATTGTGTGTCATTTCGAGCGACCAACGGGAGTCGAGAAATCCGTTCCCCTGGGGTATTACGGATCTTTCGACTTCGCGACTTCGTCGCTTCGCTCAAGATGACAACCAAAATTTTCAACTTTCAACTTTCAATTTTCAATTTTCAATTCCGTGCGCAGGCACGACCATTTGGAGGATTTATGAAGAAGTTAGATTTTGATACCGGCGTAGAGAGTTTTCGGCTGCAGGGCGGCGGTGTGCTGCGGTTTAATCCCGGCGACCCCAACCTGTATGGGCGGTTTCTGGACGCCGAGGGACAGATGAAGCAGATCGAGCAGAGCCTGCGCCAAAAGGCGGAAAGCACCCAGCAGTCTGCTGCCGGGGTGCTGGAGCTGACCCGGGAGGCTGACCGGCAGCTGAAAAATCTGTTGGAGCAGGTATTCCCCGGCAACGATTTCCACAAGGCGCTGAACGGGGTGAACCTTTTGGCGGTGGCAGGCAACGGAAAGCCGGTGGCTGTCAATCTGTTTGCGGCACTGGAGGAGATCCTCACCGCCGGCGCAGAAGCCTTCGCCGATGCCCAGGTGCAGGGGTTGCGGCAGGCATGAATCCCCAGTGGCAGCTGCCCGAAACTGCGGTTTTGGGGGAAGTGACATACAGCTTGCGGACGGACTTCCGGAACATTTTGCAGATCTTCTCCGTGCTGGAAGACCCGGACCTGCCGGAAGCTTTGCGGTGGCGCATCGCCGTGGGACTTTTCTATGAGGAGAAAGTGCCCCGGCAGCATTTGGAAGCAGCCATGGAATACCTTGCCTATTTCCTCCGGGGCGGGGCGCAGGAAGCTGCCCCCGGACCCCGGCTGCTCAGCTGGGAGCAGGACGCCGACGCCATCATCGCCGGGGTGAACCGGGCGGCGGGGCAGGAGATCCGCAGCCTTAAGCATGTCCACTGGTGGACCTTTTTAAGCTGGTTTCACGCCATAGACGGCGGACAGCTTAGTACCATTGTGGGTATCCGGGACAAGCTGCGCCGGGGCAAAAAGCTGGAGGACTGGGAGAAGGAATTCTACCGGGAAAACCGCAGCCGGGTGGACTTAAAACCACGGCTGACTTCCCGGGAGCTGGCAGAAAAGCAGAGGCTGCAAGCGCTGCTGAAAGATTAAAATTTTGTTTCCGCACTACTGTACGAATGGACAATGGACAATGGACAATGGACAATGTCGGTATTTGCTTCGCAAATGATTCAAAATAGTCGCCGGAGGCGACACATTCATTGTCAACTGTCAATTGTCAATTGTCAATTATTCACCGCGTTTTGCGCGGTGATTTGGAGGTGAGATTTTGGAGAATGTAAAAACCTTTGACATTGGCTTAGAGGACGCCCAGGAGGCGGCGGTGAATCTTACCGATCAGCTTTTGGTACTGCGGCTGGCTTTGGGCAAGCTGCGCGCTGCGGTTTCCGACGCGGCTGCGCCCTTTGCGGCAGTGCTTGTGCCGGCGCTTAGCAAGGCGGTGTTTTGGGCGATCCGCACGGTCAAAGCCATCGGCGCGGTCATTGGCGCTTTGCTGGGCGTGAAAGTGAGCACCGATTCGGTGGAAAAGTCCACCGTCCGGGCAGGAAAAGCCATCCGGCGCTCCTTGGCAAGCTTCGATCAGCTGAACCGGCTGGAGGGCAGCTCCGGCGGCAGCACGGTGGTTACCCAGACCGTGCCCAACACCGTGAGCGATACCCTTTCGCCCCAGCTTGCCGCCATTGTGGAGCGGATCCGCGGCATTTTACAGCCGTTGCAGCAGATCGATTTTGGTCCGCTAATGGAGCGGCTGCAGGTGTTGGGCGGTGTATTTGAGGTGCTTGCCCAGCGCATCGGCACGGCACTTTCCTGGGCTTGGCAGGAAATACTGGCGCCGCTGATCACCTGGATCATAGAGCAGTTTGCCCCGGCACTGGTGGGCACACTGTCCTCGGCGCTGAAGGCAGTGCTTACCGCCTTGACCCCGGTGGGGGAGGGGTTTGCCGTCTTGTGGCAGGCGATGCAGCCGGTGGTCAGCTTTATCGGCGAAGTGGTCATCGGCGTACTGGGACTTTTGCAGCAGGCATTTGACAAGGTGACCATGGTGATGATGGAAAAGGGCGGCACCATCCGGCAGATCTTCGCGGATCTGGGGGTGGCGGTCAGCGGACTTTGGGCGCTGATCGGTCCCATGCTGACCCAGATCTGGCAGCAGTTTCAGCTAACCTTTGATCAGCTGAGCACCATTGCCGCCGGGGTCATCGGCTATCTGATCGACGCCTTTGGCGGCTTGGCTACCTTCCTTGCCGGCGCCTTTTCCGGCAACTGGGACCAGGCGTGGAGCGGCATTCGCACCATGCTGAAAAGCAGCATCAACGGCATCATCGGGCTACTGAACGCCCTGCTGCAAAGTGTGGTGGGCGCGGTCAACGGCGTAGTGCGGGCGCTGAATGCCCTGCGCTTTACCTTTCCGGAGTGGGTGCCCCTGTTTGGGGGCAAGCAGTTTAAGCTCAGCCTGAACCAGGCAAAGCTGCCCCAGATCCCTTACCTTGCCAAGGGCGCGGTGCTGCCTGCCAACAAGCCCTTCCTTGCCATGGTGGGCGATCAGAAGCACGGCACCAATGTGGAAGCGCCCCTTGCCACCATCCAGGAGGCAGTGGCGCTGGTGATGAACGATCAGCTCAGCGCCATGATGTCCGGCTTCAACGCCACGGTGCAGGAGCTGCGGCAGCTGCGCACCGCTGTCAGCGAGATCGAGGTGGGCGATACGGTCATCGGCGCAGCCGCCCAGCGATATAACCGAAAAATGGCGGTGGTGAGAGGAGGTCAGTTTTGACGCTAACAGAGCTTTATAAGATCGACGGCAAACCCCTGCTTGCCCCGGATGCCGGGGTAGTGATGTCCTTCGAGGACCTGGACGCCGCCGAGTCCGGACGGGACGAGGCTGGCTTTATGCACCGGATCATGGTGCGCAGGAAGGTGGGGGTGTGGGAGTTTACCTACAGCCACCTGACCAGCCGGGAGTATGCCTATCTGCTGTCGGTGCTGCCTACGGCAAGTACCTTTCAGTTTTCCCGCCCGGTGCCCGGGCAGGAGGACATACAGCAGCAGAGCCTTTGCTATTTGTCCGGCTACAGCCTGGCATGGCACAGCGCAGCCACCGGGCAGTATAGGGATATGAAATTCAGCATTATTGAGTGTTAATGGACAATTGACAATTGACAATTGACAATGAAGGTGTCGCCTTCGGCGACGATTTTAAGTCATTTGCGCAGCAATACCATAATTGTCCATTATCCATTGTCCATTGTCCATTCGCGAATGCGATGAACTGGAGGAACTATGATTAAAACCTTAATTGAACTATCTGACGGGTCGGTCCTTTCCTCCGGGGCGCCCGGGGCAGCCATCCTTTCCACGGAGCTGACCCAAATGGTCAACGACGGCAATCAGCTGCAGCTGGGCAGTGTGTGCAGCGCCATGCTGGAGTGCAAGCTTTTGGAGGCGGCGGATGTGCGCATTGCTTCCGGGGAAAAGCTGACGGTGTATCAGCTGGAGGGGGAAAATAAGACCCTTTTGGGCACTTTTTATGCCCAGACCCCGGTGCGAAAAGGCACCTGCACAATGATACTCACTGCCTTTGATGCCGTCAGTCTGCTGGACAAGGACCTGTCCCAATGGCTGCGGTCACTGGACCGATGGCCCTATAGCTTATATGAATTTGCCGGCATGGTCTGCCAGGCGTGCGGTGTGCTCCTGGCAAATAACGGGATCCCCTGCGGTGAGCAGCTTTTGCAGCCCTTCCGGGCAGATGCTGTCTCCGGGCGGCAGCTGCTTTCCTGGGTGGCGGAGGTTGCCGGGCGGTTCGTCCGGGCGACGAAAACCGGGGAAGTGGAGTTTGCCTGGTATACCCCGCTGGATACCTATACCCTTGCCCCCGTGCCCGGGGAAGATCGGGTGGAATGGGGCGAGGAAGGCATTTGCCTTTCCGGTGACATTGCCGTCACCGGGGATCTGGCGCTGACCGCCTCCTGGCTGACCCTGACCGACGACGGGGCGGGGAATGTGACCTTGACGGCGCAGCCGGGAACGCCGCGGCTTATGTACTTTGCCGGCGGTCTGCAGCTTGCCGACCAGGCGGTTGCTCCCATCCAAAAGGTGCAGCTGCGGCAGACGCAGGACGATGTGGGCACGGTTTACCCCGACGACCCGGAAAGCCGCAACACCTACGCCATCACCGGAAACCCCTTGCTGCCGGCATTATCCGGTAACAGCCTGCTGCCGGTGGCGCAGACGCTGTACCATCAGCTAAAGCAGGTGACCTACACCCCCTGCACCATCGAGATGCCGGCAGGCACAGTTATCCAGCCGGGACACATTCTGACCGTGCAGGACGCCACCGGAAGACAGACGCAGACCTGGATCATGGAAAAGCGCCGCCGGGGGCAGAAAGATACTTTGGTATGTGTGGGAAGTCCTCTGCGGGAAAACTCCGGGGATGCCAACAACCGGGATTTTGCTACCCTTGCAGGCAAGGTGCTACATTTGCGCACCGATGTGGACGGCATCAAGGCGGAGAACCGGGACACCCAAGGCAAGCTGACCTGCGTGGAACTGGATTTGGAGGGTCTGCGCACCAAGACGGAGCGGCTGGACACCCTGGAGGATGCGCAGCAGACCTTGTCCACCCAGCTGACCCAGACGGCAGACAAGGTAGAGATCCTGGTGGAGCGCACCGAATCCGGGCAGGCGCAGCAGGTCACAACTTCTGCCGGCTACAGCTTTTCCGATGCGGGTCTACAGATCAAGCGCAGCGGCGAAAGCGTGGAAAACCTTTTGACCCACGAGGGCATGCAGGTCAGCCGCTACGGCTCGCCCATTTTGCGGGCGGACAAGGAGGGCGTCCGGGCGGTGGATGTGACGGTGGGCAATTTCCTTGTTATGGGCGACCACGCCCGGTTTGAGGACTACCCCGTAAGCCGCACGGCATGCTTCTATATTTAATGGACAATGGACAATTGACAATGGACAATTGTTACACATATACCTTCCCCCGGGGGGAAGGTGCCCAGTGCGCACACTGGGCGGAAGAGGAATGCGGGCGATAATCTGGAAGTATATGCAATCTAACAGACTTCCTGCT